GCAGATTGCCCGTCATGTAGAGTTTTGTCCCTACAGCGAGGGGGAGCACAAAACGTGCACACTCCTTTGCGATATCATCTTCAAGCATCTGCTGGTATAGTTCCATACCTTGCTTGAAATGATTCTGCATCAGGATTTCATACTTCTGCTTCTTCCAAGGGTCAATAGCATCGATAGAATTCTGACGATTCTTGTGGTCTTGGAGTCGGAGTTCTGGGAGCGAGATCGTCTCCGAGAGTAGGGAGGAATCAGCATAGCGTTGGGAAAACTCTTGAAAGCAGAAACTACGATGACGTAGGATTTGAGCTGCCAGACCTCTAGTGGTAGAGATCTCCAGAGTCATCGTTGCCTGTTCAAACACAGACCAATGTCCATGCTTAATACAATACTTCAGCAGTCCTGCTACCTTGGGATTCTCCTGATTTGCAGGATTGCTCACACGAGCGATGTATCCGATTGTCTTCTCTGCATCAGGAGTGACAGAGATCAAACATACTTTAGTCATTCTTTATCAATAAAAAGTCTAGCGAGTAAATACAAACCAAGTGCTTTAAAATATCCAATAGTAGCGAGACCAAAGATACCTGGTAGCAACCAGTTCCATAATAGCATAATAATAGCAGGTTTGACAAAGAAAGCAATGAATGCTACCGCTGCTTTAACTGCTTCTTCTTTTTTATGTTGCTCTTCTAACTCTTCCTGCTCTTCCTTTTCCTTCTCTTCAAAGGCGCGTTTATCAAAATAAATTGTCACTTTTTCTTGCCTTTTTTCGGTTCGTTCGGGTCCACCCATAGTTTAGGACTAATTCTACCTTCAGTTTGAGTCATTTTAATGAAATCATATCGATATAGATCCCAGTAGTAATCAAAAATATCTACTTGTTTTGTAGAAGAAACGATATCAAACTTTGTGAGACCGTCCTGTAAATATTCTACAAGATATGCAGTATAAGGAAGCGACCGATCCTGTGCAAGAGATGGGTCACATTCCTTAGCGATAAACTTCAAGAACGACCTCCCCATTCAATAGTAGGGAACGCTTCACTAATGACTGCTTTGGTGATACGCTTATACTTTTCGTTAATGCGACCATCCTTGGCAAGAACTAATAGTTCTGCTTCTTCAGCAGAAAGTCCCTCCAAGAGTTGGACAAACATAGACTCTCGTTTCAAAGCAGGAAGTTTATCCTGACCACCTTTGAAGAAACGATAAAGACCACGATACTCTTGTTCGAGACGTGTGTGGTCAGTTCCAACTGGTGCGTCATTAGGAGTGTAAGGCACCTCACCTTCAGGCATCATAGAAACAATGCTCTCATCAAAGTTGATAATCAACACCTGTCTGAGAGCAGTGCTGTTGTATTTACGAAGCAAAGAAACTTTCTCTGCTTTTGTCTTTGCATTAGAGACCTTTCGTAAGATCTCACTAAGTAGCAACCTTGAGTTGCTATTGTCAATAGATTTTGTAGGCATAATTAACTCCTTTAATCATTCATCATCCTCATCTTCAAACTCAGTCCAGTATTGTGTGTCTGGTCTGATATAGATAAGTTCGTCATGTAACATGTTACCATCTTCATCGAACATTTCAGGATGTGTTACTGATTTGGCATATGCCGCGTTCTCGATGAAGTCTTCTACATACCCTTTTGCTAACCAGGAAAGTGTAATTCCTAGTAAAAACGCTCCGAGTACAACTAAAACTACTAGTGCAATTAACATGGTTTCCCCCTTTTAACCGTTTACAATAATATGGAAACCAACCCTCCTATGTTTTGAACTCAAGATTATTTAGTACTAAACAAGGTTGTTTTCTCTGAGATATTTGACAGTTTCTGTACAACCTCCGAGACGTTTTGAGTCTAGCAGAACTTGGGGAAATGTGCTACCAGTACCAAACTGTTGGTAGAATTCTTCTCGATTAAAATGTGTGTCCAAGCGATACTCTGTAAAAGAATATCCCTTTCCTCTCAAAACCTGTTTGATTTTGGTGCAGTAAGGACAACCGTTACGAGTATATACAGCAAAATTCATAATATCCTCCGATAAAAAAAAGGGGACTCCTTAGAGTCCCATTGGGTGTTCCGACTAATGTAGAGACCGCACGAAAGGTCTCGTACTATATATCAGAAACTCCAGGTGGCACCAACCTTGGTTGCATAACCGTTGTCAGCATCATCAATGCCGCCAGCGAATGCAAATTCACCGTAGATGGAGAGTGCCTCAGAAGCGGCGACAGATGCGCCGACCTTACCAGACAGAACGGTGTCAGACTCGCCGCCGTCAACGGTGACGAAGCTAGGACCCACCTGTGCGTAGTAACCCACAGCACCGACTTCGCCAGCGTAGCCCACATGAGCGTCTGTCGTCGTTCCAGTGTAGTCCGAGCCAGTGAAACCCGAGTTTGCCTCTACATTTACGTAGGGACCAGCAAGGGCAGGTGCTGCCATGAAGGGAGCAGCGGCAGCAAGTGCGATTGCAGATTTGATCATTGTTTCTTTCCTTTTGTGTTACTTGCGGAGTGTTTACCCGCAGATGATAGCAGACCCGACTTGTCTGCGTTGGGGATAATTATAACACATACCTGAAGAAGTGGCAAGTGTTACAAATTTGTAATATTACAACCAGTATTTATACTTGTTTATTCTTACGGTTTTCCAACCGCTGTTGCCTTAGATATTCTTGAGACTTTTTCCTTGACTCCAATAGCATCTCAGCAACCCTAGACCTTCCTTCATGGTATGCATCAGTATCATAATTCATAGTAATGATATCTGTTGGATCTACAATTGCATCAAATTCAGCATCATCATCACCAAGAATCTCTTTCAGTTCTTTTGGCAAATTTTCGTTTTTAATTTTTGGTAATTCCATTAGGTAATCTCCACGTATTTGTATCCTGTAGCTTTTCTAGTATGCCAGATCAAATTTCCTTCATTAGTTTGTTCTTGTAAATCTAAAGACGATGCTACTACATCACCAGCCTTAACCGTAATAGTTTTACTGGTGCTACCTTTTGTTCCTGATTGGGTGAAGGTTTGTCCTCCAATAGAAAGTGAACCAACGGCAAGACCAGAGATACTTGTTTTATCATCCCATTCAAAATCCAGTCTAACATCAGCTTCTCCAGACCCAGTTACATTAAGTCCAGTTCCATCATCACGGAATGAAACACTTACATCAGATCCCATCAGTTGTGTCACCTTTCCAATGTCCATTGTAGCATTTACATCAAAATTACCAGAAGCATCATCATCCCACTGTATTCTCTGTCCATTATTCCTGATTCGATACCCTGCATCAGAGTTTTGTCCAGAGATTGTCCAAGATACTGATGAATCTGACTCGGCAGGAACCAATGTCCAGGCAATACCTCCAGGATTTTCAGTCCAATCTGTATTGGGACCAGAATTCCTGATGGTAACACCTACTGTATGAGGACCCGCAGTCACATTTGATAGTGTAACTGTATTAGATGATGTGAAGTTTGTACTGGTGGCAATCTGAGTGCCATCGAAAGTAAAAGTTCCTTGATTGTCTGCAGCATATTCAAATATGTAATTACCAGCAGCTGGAATAAGAACATTATAAATTGCCGTATGATCTGTGTCAATCAAAACATCACTGCTGGATGGATATACAGCATAACTATCCATAAAATCACTCCAACGTTCTTTGGGATCGGGACCAGATTTAACCCAGTTAATAGTACTAGATCCAATACAACTAGTTCCCCTACAAATTTTTATGTACCATCCACCAGGATTATAGTACCATCTGAAAGCATTTCCTGTTGGATTGCCATCTTCATCATTTTCAGTTGATCCATTGGTGCAAGTCACAACCATTTTTAATGTGCCTTTAGTTAAAGGTACTGTTGATGAATATGGTGGAGTGTAAATACCCGTATGATGAATTTGGTGTGATGGTTCAAAAATACCAGCAGGACCTCCAATGACTGGAGTATTACTATCATTTAAGTAAACTTGGAACTCATCATCTGCACCACCAGTAATAGTATAGTTGTCCGTTGCTGGAATGTCAATAAGATAAGTTACTGTTTGTTGTAGTGTTGGTAGTGTACAAACTTCTGGATTAACCCACACCGCATACTTATCTGCATCATCATTCCAAGCACCTGGTCCAGGTTCAGACTCTGCTGGTGTTTGTCCAGTGATTCTCAATGTTGCATTACAATCAGTGCCATCGAGATCATAGAAACAAATACTTTGACTGCTTACCTCATAACCACCCAAACCACTACCCGATATACCTGTTCCACCACTACCAGAAGAACCAACGTTAATAGTTATCTCCTCTTCTCCTTCATCACCTGACTGGTCAATTGTCCGACCATCAATATAAAGTTCACCAACTGATTTTCCATTGGTGTTTGGATCATCATCCCACTCTAATTCTAAAGTAACAGTGCCATTACCAGTAACAATTAGTTCAAGATCGTTTTCATCACTTCCTTCAAAGTTAGCACTTACTCCAGATGATGTTGATTTAATTTTAAACTCTGCATCAGTATCCATTTGAAAGGTCGCATCTGTAAATTTAATCGTATCGTTTGAAACAGATTTGACTGCAGCATTGTTACCTCTACCTTTATCTCCGAGGTCTGCAATTGTAATTGGATAACTTACACTTTGATTATTATTACTCCCCCCTTCACCAGCACCACCATCGATAGCTAAAGGATAATCGGTATTAGTAGTGACCTCAATCTGAG